CGCCCCCTCCTCCCGGCGCCGCGTCGGCCGTACAGCAGTGGACCATCGACCCGAAGTGGCCGGCCGGCATGCGCAACAACAACCCCGGCAACATCAAGTATGTCGGCCAGCCGGGCACGCGCGCATCGAAGAACCTCGACCAGGGCGACCCGCAGGCGGTGTACGACAGCCCGCAGGCCGGCATGCGGGCGATGTACGAGCTGCTGTCGAAGAAGTATGCGGGCGGCATGCTGACGCCGAACCAGATCATTGCGGCGACCGGCGGGTGGACCCCTGGCAACACCCAGGCAGCAATGAACATCGCCAAGGCCGCCGGTCTCGACGTCAACGCCGACATCGGCTTAAGCGACCCGGCCAAGGCGCAGAAATTCATGCGCGCCCTCATGCTCCAGGAGCACGGCGCCGCTTCCAGCGCCTACACCGACCAGATGATCGCCGAAGCGGTCAGTGGCAAAGCGTCACCGACGCCGGAAGCCACCGCCTCGCCCGGCCACGTGCGGCATCCGCCGAACCCCAAGGTCGGCTCGCTCGACGATGCCAACACGCTGATCGCCAGCGGCCAGATGGCGCCGGTGCCACAGCCGCAACAACAGGACGACGAAGCGCCGGCCTGGGGCAAGCGGATCGCCGATGCGGTCGGCGGCATGGCGAGCCCGTTCGGCGCCGGCGGCGGTGGCGGCCCCGGCGTGGTGCCGAAGCTGCCGGCCTACGCCCCGCCGCAGATCGAGCCGTTCGCCGCGGCGGCGCCCAGCCTGGCCGACGAGAACCGCCGCAACATGCTCGCGGCGCTGATGCAGAAATACTGGATCGGATGACATGCCAACCATCAACCTGTTCGGCGGTAGTGGCTATCGGGACGCGGCACGCGGAGCGACCATCAAGGCATTGGAGGATCGTCGCAAGGCGGCGGAGGAAGCCTTCAACACCTCGCTGGCGCCGCGCCAGATCAATCACCCGCTCCAGGGCATCGCCGACGTGCTGGGCACCGTCAGCGCCGGCGTCCGCGAGGGCCGCGCCGATGCGCAGGCGGCCGACGCGCGCGACCAGCTGGCCAAGCTGATGGCCGGCGGTCTCACCCCCGACGAGTACGGGCAAGCCATGGGGCTCGATCCGGAACTGACCGGCAAGTACATCGGCCACGACTGGGACGTGCAGTCGGCCAAGGACCGCGTGCAGGCCGAGAAGGAGGCCGCCGCCGCCCGCGTCCAGGCCGAGACCACCGAAGCGCAGCGCAAGGAGCAAGCGGAGCCCGGCGTCGAGGCGGCCAAGATCACCGCCGCAGTCGAAGCCCGCAAGGCCGAAGCGCTCAAGCTCGGCATGAAGGAGGGCTCGCCGGAATACAACGCCTACACGACCACCGGCCAGCAGCCGACGATGGCCTCGCAGCCCTTCGCCGGCCCGCAAGGGGTCAAGGATCTCCAGGAATACAAGTCGGGCATCGCCAAGATCGACAACACGATGGACGACCTCAACGAGGCGCAGGGCCTGTTGCAGAACGTCCAAACTGGTGCGCTGAACCGCAAGGTGCTCGACACCGCCATGTCGGCCGGTGGCCCCGGTCACGATGCCTTGCTGCACATGGGCTGGACCGAACAGCAGATCCAGGCGACGCAGCGCTTCAACCAGCTGATGGATTCGATCGCCACCGCCAAGGAGGCCGGCACGCTCAAGGGCGCGCTGTCCGACCGCGAGATGGCGAAGTTCATGGAGATCTACAACAACCCGAACTCGACCTACGAGAACAGGCTGCGCGGGCTGCAACAGCTCATGGCCAGCTTCACAGGCGACCGCCAGACCTTCGTCGAGGCGCTGCGCTCCGGTGGCTATGCGGCGCCCGAATACGAGCGGCGCGACCGCGGCAGCGGCGGCAATGCGGCCACGCAGAAAGACCCGTCGAGCATGACCCCTGAAGAGCTCGACGCCGAGATCGCCAAGGAAAAGGCGGCGCAAGGAAAATGACCCGTCTCGAACAGCTTCTGGCCGAGAAGGCAAAGCGCACCGGCGGCGGTGTCACCGGCGCCGGCAAAGTCGACTTCGGAGCCACTGCTCCAGCACCGGCAACGACTGCTCCAGCACCGGCGGCAACGGCCAGCAACAACGATCGCCTGGCTGTACTGCAACGCGAAAAAGAACGCCGCGCCACGATCGCCGACTACACCAAGCCGGAAGACACCGTCATTCCCGGTGTGCACACCGCACGCGGCTTCCAGGCGCTCGACGACGCCATGCGCATTTCCGCCAGCGGCATGACCGGCGGCTGGGCCGACACGCTCGCCGCCGGCGCCAACACCGCCGTCGGCAAGGTCGGCTCCGCGCTCGGCATCAGCGACCCGACCACCTACGCCGACGAGCTCGCCAAGGAAGAGGCGGCGACGCGGGCGTCGAGGGACCGTTACAATTATCGCGACCCGCACAGCGCCGACGTGCTGGAGACGGCGACCAGCATGATCACGCCGATGGGCGTCGCCGGCGACATCCCGAAAGCCTGGGGCTGGGGCAAGCGCGCCGCCGCGCTGAGCGGCATCGGCGCCGGCTGGGGCGCGCTGTCGGAATCCGGCCATGGCCGCGACCCCATAACGGGCGCGCTGGTCGGCGGCTTGAGCAGCGCCGCCGTGCCGGCACTCGGCGCCGCCGGCGGCAAGCTGCTGCCGTGGGCCACCGGCGGCGCCGCCGGCGCTGGGACGGCCTGGCTGGGGCACGCCTTAGGCATGCCGGAAATCGGCTACGCCGGCACGACGATGGTCACGCCGGCCGTCAAGAAGGGCACCGAGGCGCTGATGTCGAAGATCCCGGTCGAAGCCTGGCGCAATGCGCTCGCCGAATTGTCGGTCGCCCCCGTGGCGGCCTGGGGGTCGCGGGACACGCTACGGAGATAACCACATGCCCTTTGATTCTTCGGGAACATTCACTCGTACTCGCGGCCGCAATTCGTGGGTGGGCGACGCCACTGCGTCGACGCCGATCAAGGCCGATCTGCACGACATCAACGACAACGACGTTGCCGACGGCCTCAGCAACGTCCTCACCAAGAACGGCGTCACCCAGCCCACCGCCGACATCCCGCTGGCCGGGCACAAGCTGATCAACGTCGGCCAGCCGGCCAACCCTCAGGACGCCGCCACCAAGAAGTATGTCGACGAGCTGCCGGGCTGGCCGACGGCGAAGAACATCTCCGGCTCCGATGCCAACGGCCGCCTGAACTTCACTTCGCTCACCGGTGTCAACGGCATCACCTGGTCGTCGATCGACGCCGCTTGGGTGGCCAAGAAGGCGGATTCTTCCGGCCAGAAGGAGCGCGACCGCGTCGTTCTCAACAACAAGGCCGACTGCACCGGCAGCGACGTGGTCGCGATCGACGACGCCGACGGCTCGATGCAGTGGCCGGGGCAGACGGAGATGCGGCAGAACCTCGTCTTCGACGGCGTCAGCTATCGCACGCCGGCAGCCGGCACCGGTGGCCTGTGGCGCAAGGCCGCGAGCGGGCTGAGCATGCTCGCCAACTCCGTTGCCACGACGCTCGCCTACGGCGTGGCCACGCTGGAGACCTGGTTCAACCTGTCCTACACGTCCGGCAACGTCGCGCTGACGCTCAACAAAAAGGCAAGCGGCAACCAGAACGCCCTCTCCGGCCAGATGAACGGCGTGGCGCGCTGGATTGCGCTGTTCGGCAACACCACCGCCGAGGTCGCCGACAACAGTGGCTCCGACTTCTCGCTCACCGCTTACACCAATGCCGGTGTCGCGGTCGGTCCGGCAATGATCGCCTTCCGCAAGACGGCCAAGGTGCAGTTCCCGCAGGGCCATCAAGGCGAGTTCCAAGCGGATGCCGTCAATACCGACCAGGTCTACAGCGATGCCGGCCTGACGCTCGGGGCCACCAACCTTTCGATCTACATCCGCCCGGTCGCCTACAACAGCACCTCGCACCAGTCGGTCTTCAACAACCTGGGCGACCTCACCCTCGACCGCTACCTGATCTGCAACGGCATCTCCGAATGCGCCGGCACCGGCGGCACGCCGAACGCCGGCCAGATCTTCAATTTCGACTACGTGGATAGCACCCACATCAACGTCTACGTCGGCACCACGATCGTCGGCCACATCACGCCGGGTGCCTCCTTCGACGCGCGCGGCATGATCGACGACCTGATGGCGCGCGTCGCCGCACTGGAGGCGCGTCCATGAACCGTCTCGTCCACATCAACCCGGTCGAGCCGGCGATGTTTTCCGGCCGCGCGCCGATGGGCTTCGACCTGACGATCAACATCACCTACCGCACCGCGGCCGACGCCAAGTGGTCGACCGACGTCGCCTCAAGCGTCATCCTCACCGGCCGCACCGACAGCAGTTCCACCACCTACAACGCGCCGGCGGTTGACATCGTCAACGGCAAGGCCAGGGCGGTGATCCCCGGCGGCGACCTCAGCGACTCCAACGGCTACGATATCGCGCTCGTCGGCACCATCGACGGGCACCGCCAGATCCTCGCATCGGGAGTGCTGCAAATGACCGGCGGCGGCGTTCAGGAAATCATCCTCACCGACGAGATCGACACCGTCGACCTCACCTTTGGCTACGGCAATCCGGCGAGCTTCGACGTCACCTTGTGGCAGGACGCCGACGGCTCTATCTCGTTCGACCCGGCCGACGCCGGCGTGACGATCGCCGGCCGCGTGCTCAACGCGAAGGGCGGCACCATCCTGGTCGAGTTCAGCCAGGAGTTCCTGTCCGACAACGTGATCCGGCTGTCGCTGACCAGCGCCCAGGTCGACGCGCTACCGGCGTCGTGCTGGTGGACGCTGACGGCCGGCACTGCAACGGGCGTCACCACGCTCTGCCAGGGCACGGTGACAATCACGGGGCCATGACATGGTGAAGGTCGTCATCACGCATCCCGGCGACGTCGTCGTCGACGAGTTCGAAGCCTGGGTCGAACAGCCGACGCTGCCGCCGCTGGCGGAGCCGCCGACGATCGGCCTGGTCGAGATCGCCACCTCGCAGCCGACCGATTCGGCCGCCGACATCCTGGCCAAGCTGCTGACGGTCGACGGCGCCGGATCCGGCCTCGACGCCGACTTCCTCGACGGCCAGCACGGCGCCTATTATTTGCCGGCGGCGAGCTACACGGCGGCCGACGTGCTGGCCAAGCTGATCACCGTCGATGGTTCCGGATCCGGGCTCGACGCCGATCTGCTCGATGGGCAGAACGGGTCTTACTACACCTCGCTCTCCAACCAGAGCGGCGTCATCAGCCCCAGCCAGCACGGCAACCAGGGCGGCGGCACCCTGCATGCGTTGGTGGATAACAGCGGCACCAACGGCTTCATGGCGTGGCCCGACAAGGCCAAGCTGGACGGCATCGAGCAAAACGCCACCGCCGACCAGACGCCAGCCGAGATACTCACCGCCATCAAGACCGTCGACGGCTCGACCAGTGGCCTCGATGCCGATCTGCTCGACGGCCAGGACGGCGCCTATTACCTGGCGCTGGCCAACGGCACCGGCAGCATCTCCGACACTCAGCACGGCAACCGTGGCGGCGGCGCGCTGCACGCCCTGGCGACGGCGGTGGTGGCCGGCTTCCTGCTCGACGCGCCGTCGGACGGCACCAGCTACGCCCGTCGCAACGCCGCATGGATCGCCACCAGCGCCTTCATCGACGCGCCGTCGGACGGCTCGTTCTACGGCCGGGTGAACGGCGCATGGTCGGCGCAGTACACCAAGGCCGCGCTCGACACGCTGCTCGCCGCCAAGGTCGCCGGCCCCGCCACCTCGACCGACAATGCGCTCGTCCGCTTCGACCTCGCCACCGGCAAGCTGGTGCAGAACAGCGGCGCGATCCTCGACGACAGCAACAACCTGTCGGGCATTGGCGCCTTCACCACGACCGGCCAGATCAACGCCGGCACCAACGTCATTGCGTCGGCCACCGTACAGGCCGGCAGCGGCATCTTCCAAGCGCTCAACACTGGCAACGCCGCCCCCGCCGTCCTGACCAACGCCACTGCCGGCAACATCTTCTTGCGGCCCAACGGCTACGCCAGCGGGACCGGGCAACTCATTCTCGACACTTCCGGCAACTGTAGCGCCGCCGGCCAGGTTATCGCCGGCACCTCGTTGCAGGCAGGGAACGGCTTCTTCGTCGGCGTTGGCGCGAGTGTGTTTTTTGGCAACGCCTCTGGCGCGTCCACGCTCTACTTCCGCCCCAATGGCGTATCCGCCAGTGCTGCCGGCCAGATGTCCATCGACAGCAGCGGCAACATGTTGGTCGCTGGTCAGGTCAACCCGGCCAACGTCGTGGAGACCCAGTCGAACGCCACGATGATCCTCAGTGTCACGGCTGGTGCCACCGGGACCATCTATCTCAGGCCAGACGGCAGCGGCACCACGTCGATGCAATCGACCTACAACGACAGCGGCAACTTCAACATCGCGGGGCCGAGCGGCGTGAAGAGCACCGGCACGACGTGGGCGAACCCCAGCGACGAGCGCATCAAGGAGGTCGTCGGCGACTACGAGGTCGGGCTCGATGCGATCCTCGCACTTCAGGTGCGGCGGTTCACCTACAAGGGCAACGAGACGCCGACGCTCGACGACGAGAACGATCCGGCGTTCGCTTTCGCCATGCGGGCGCGGACCAAGGAGAACGCGCCCTACCACGACAGCCCGCACTACAAGTTGGCAGTCGATGGCACCGAGGTCGCCGGCCTGGTCGCGCAGGAGGCCGAGAAGGTCATGCCCAGCCTGGTGACGCAGCACAGGATGCTGATCGACGGCGTCGAGGTCACCGACTTCCGTATCCTCGATGCCGGCGACATCACCTGGGCGCTGGTCAATGCCGTGAAGACGCTGGCGGCCCGCGTCGAGGCGCTGGAGGCCGGCGGATGACCATGCGGTGGCTGGTCGTCTTGCTCATGCTCGCTGGCTGTCAGTTCGAGACGAAGCGGACGATCGGCGTGCCAATAACCCAGCCGGCGGCGGCGGTCGCTCAAGCTGATGTCGACACGGCCAGGCTGCGCATGGAAGATCAGGATGTGTTCCAGCCCAGCTTCCGCATCCTCGACCTGCCGAACGGCCGCACGCGGCTGATCGTGCAGGATCCGAACACCCATCACTACAAGGTCGTCGGCGGCTGGTAAGGAGGCTCACCCAATGATCAATCTGTTGGTCAACCTGATCATCTATTTGGTGGTGATCGGCATCCTATTGGCGCTGGTCTGGTATGTGTTGGACGCGATTCCAATACCGGACCCGATCAACCGCATCATCAAGATCGTCTGCATCGTGCTGTGCTGCCTGGTGATCATCCTGCTGTTGCTCAGCGTGGTTGGCGGCGGCGGCGGTTTCGCGCTGCCGAAGCTCGGCTAAAGCTTCCTGTAGCGGAACCCACGCCAGCCGTCGGCGAGGAGGGGCAGACCCTTTGACCATGCGGGCAACTCCAGCAATGCATCCAGGAACGCGTCGAGATCGCCCTGGTTCTGTGGCAACTCTGCTATCGCTTCGTCATGGATCGACATGACGATCGGATACCCTTTGTCCTCCGCACGCTGCATGCCATGGGCGAGGATGTCGCGTGCGATAGCCTGTACCGCGTGCTGGAACGTCAGGCCGGGATAGAAGGCGTAGCGATCTTTCGCACCACTTGGCAGGAAAGAGAGGACGGTGAGCATGTCCTTGTGTTCCTGCTCATTGAGCGGGAGGCGTTTGTCCGACCAGGGGACGACGCGGTTCTCGACGGCGGGTGAGGGATAGGCGAGCGGCCGGCCGGACGGCAGCGTCATCCACAGGAAGCCGTTCTCGCGTTTAAACGATATCCTGCCGGCGCTGTGCGGGGCGCTGTCTTCCAGCGCGTGCCAGGCGGCGCGGTGGAACTCGTCCCACATGGCCACCGTCGGCTTGTTCGCCTTCCGCCACGCCCTGACGATGAACTTGGCCGCGAGCCATGCGTCCGGTGACAGCGTTCCCTTGAAGTTCCCGGTTTCAACCGTCTTGATGTACGATTCGTACACTTTCTCGCGCTCTTCGGGTGACGCTGCGTCACGCACCGACGGCAGCGTCTCGGCGAGGTCGAGCCGGTAGTTGATCGCCATCGAGGCGAGCGCATCGACGCCACCGCCGAAGCCAAGCGCGAGCTCCGAGACCTTGCCGACCTGGCGCTTTGGCTTGGTGATATCCATGACGTCGCAGTGATAGATCGACGCCGCGGAGATCGTGTAGACCTCGAAATGCGGGTCGTCGGGGTGCGCGTCCTGCGTCTCGAACTGGGCGAGCTTCTCGGCATTGTCGGACAGCCAGGCGATGATCCTGGCCTCGATGTTCTTGTAGTCGCCGGCGAGCAGATCTGAGCCGGGCGCGGCCGTCATGATGCCGCGCAGGCAGTCGGAGATCACCGTCAGCGGCTCGTCCCAGAAGAATTCAAGGGCCGCCGGATCTCTGAGCTTGATCATGCCGATGCCGAAGTCGGGATCTTTGACCAGGCCGGTGCCGCGGGTGAAGTTCTGCGGCTGCAATAGCTGACCGCTCCAGCGCCCCGTAGAGGCGCCGTGGAAGCGCAAGAGGCCGCGGGCGCGCCTGTCACCGTTGGCGCAGAGCTCCGCCGCCTGGAGCTTGCGGACGGACGCCTTGGAGGCTTCCCGCCACAGATGGAGGGTGGCGAGCGCCATGTCGTCCAGGCCAGGGTGCTTGAACACCTCGTCGATGACGCCCTTGGCCAGCGACGGGACATCGACGCCGCAACGATTATAGACCCAGTCCTTCAGCCGCTCCGTCTGCGAGCAGCGCTGGACGCAGCTGTCGGTGAGCAGCGCCATCTGGAGATTGAGGTCGCCGAGATGGCGGTCGACGATGAAGCGCATGTCGTCGACCAGGTCGAGGTCGATCGTGATGCCGCGGTCGTTGATCTTCTGGTCGAACCGCCACAGCAGCATCTCCTCGTAGGAGAGCGGCTTCAGCCGGCGGCGGATGTCGCGCTCGACGACCACGTCCTGCTTGCAGTAGGCGAGGAGGCGATCGATGTCGCCGTCGTTCCAGTAGACGCCAGGCGGCTCGCCCTTGTGCGGCCGCCGCGGCTTCGACATCTGGAGCATCAGGTTGTAGCCGTCGTGGTCCTTGCGCTGCGGCAGGCGAAGCACGTCGGCTGCGTCCTCCAGCTTCCTGGGGAGCGTCTGGGCGGCCGCCTGGGCGGCGGTGTCCCTGAACTGGTTGAGGTGCGGGATCGGCCAGCCGTGCTGCTTGGACAGGATGTTGGTCCAGCCCTGGCGCTCGAAATTGACGTTCCAGCCGCTGATCTCGCCGCCGGCGGCAACCAGTTCGAAGATCTCGCCAGGGCACGGCTGGCCAGGCAGCCAGCCGTGCACCGGGCCGTCGTCTATCGCCCACGCCGCACACAGAATCGAGGTCAACGGGTGTTCGAAGTAGCGATAGACGCCGGACCTCTTGAGATCGACCGGCGAGCGCGTTTCGAGGTCAATCGACAGGATCGGCATCGGTCCTCACCGTCCACACGATTTGTCTGGCAATGCCGCCGTTGCTGTTGACCCGCTCCTCCTTGCCAGCGCGCCTGACCCAGCCCAGCCGCTCCATCGGCTTTAACGAGGGCGACACCGACACCAGCGGTATGCCGGTAATCAGAGAGATCTCGTTGAAGCACAGCGGATACGGCGCCCACCACAGCAGCGTCTCGTAGATGACGAGGTGGTTGTGGCCCTTGCTGGCACGTGCAGCCGCCTCGTGCGAGGTGTCGGGATCGGTGTTGCGAGCCCGGTACTCAAGCATCACATCACCCGCATCGTCTGTGGCCACAGGCGGGCCGCGCCGGTGTCCTTGGCCTTGTGCATGCGCACCCAGGCGCAGTTGTCGAAGCCGGTGTGCTTGGTGTCGGGCACCCACTTCAGGCGGCCGATCGGCACGACATCGGTGCAGAGTTCGGCGACGAGCGTCGCCGACTGCTTGGTGAACAGCCAGTCGCTCGATACCAGGAACCACGCCGGTACGTGGCAGGCGTGCCGCTCCATGATCGACGCCATGAGCTCGTGCTCCCACGGCGGATTGGTGATCGTCGCATCGGCCTGGCGAAAGTCGTCGGCGCACCAGTTGCGAGCGTCCCAGCCGCTCTCGATGTCGCCATGCTCGACGCACTTCAGGCCTAACCCCTCAAGGTGCCTGGTGAGGTCGCCCCAGCCGTAGCATGGCTCGACGAAAGTGCGGACGTTGTCGCGATGGAGGAAGGGGAGCAGCGGCAGCACCGCCACGCGCGGTGTCGGGTAAAAGTCGCGTGCGTTGCGTTTAAACGCGCCGCTGGCTCGCTTGGTCACAGGTGGTCTTTCCGCGTCAGGAAGGCGGACAACTGCGCCTCAGAGTAGATGTGATAAAACTCGCCGCGGCCGCCCTCGATATTGTGGGCGACGACGTAGCGGGGATGGCCGTCCTTGCCGAGAAAGCCGACGACCACCTCGCCCGGCCCGTTGTAGCCGGCGCCGTTCTTCATGACGCGATCACCGGTGCGGAACTTCACAGCCGCCCCTTGATCATCGCCAGTTGCTTCTCGCCCTCTTCGGCGGCCTTTTCCATGGCCTCCGCCAGGCGTTCGAGGCGGTGCATCGCGTCGTGCACGCGCACCATCGTGGACACCGGCGACGGCGCCCTGGCCGGTGACCGGTCGAGCAGCGATTCGCGCAGCGGCACGGCGGCGCCGCCCTTTGGCGCGAGCGTTGCGGGGTCTCTTGAGAATTGGTCGGACATGGCTCACACTCCTGTTCGCCTTGATTGGAACTCGAAATTCGGGCCGCCCTCGCGGGCGGCCCTTCTGTGTTTGCGTTAGTCGAAGATGTTGACGGCCGGCTCGCCGCTGGTGCCGCTGCCATCATCACCGGTCTCGATGAACCACTTGTCGACGTCGACAGGGGTTCTTCCACCCAGGCTCTCGCCGTCCTTCAGCTTCTGGAAGATGCGGATGTTGAACGTCACGCCGCGGCCACCGGTCGGGTGCTCCCACGAGTAGGCGTTGAGCACGGCGATGCCGTAGCAGCCCGAGTAGACCTCGTCCTTCGTGGCATCGACCAGCTTCGAACGAAACAGCACGCGCGGCGGCGCATCGTTGTTGTTCTTGCAGCGGATGAAGATCGTGCCGGGGCCGAAGCCGGCCCAGAGCTCGCCGGTCTGCTTGGAGTGCGCCTGCGGCGAGGTGCCCGAGAAGATCGGGTTTTTGATGAGCCCCTTGTCGAAGTCGGCCAGCCCCTTGTCGCCCCACTTCAAGTGGACGACCTTCTTGACCTGGGTGAGGAGCGCGCCGCGGTGCTTCTCGTCGAAAATCAACGTGCAACCGAACTTGGTCTCGCCTTCGCCGCCCTGGCTCGTCGGCTCCCACAAGCCCTCGCTGAACGACAGTCTGCATTCTGGCGACTGGAAGTCACCGCTATTCGCCTGTGCCATCAGAAGATACCTCCATAGGTTCGATAAAGAATCGGTCGACAAGCGACGGCACTGTCGTTCGCGACGTCTGGGTCGAGCGGATCAGGTCCGTCCCGGTGACGGGGCGGATGATGAGGTCGTCGAGGAAGGTGGCGACCGTGCTCTTGCCGACCGACCGCTCAAGGCCGGCAGGAGATTTGACTTTTAAGTCAAACAACTGCTGGTCGGTGATCGGCATCCGCTCGCGGATGGCGTCGACCAGGGCGGCACCTTCCAGCGTGTATTTCCGGTTGCCGATCTTCTCGACCAGTTCGTAGTGATCGAACTTATGGCCCTGCGCCGCCATCTCGTGCGCCAGGGCGCGCCGTTCGCGGATCCACGCCTCCAGCGTCTCCAGCATGTCGAGGTCAGCCTCGACCGCCTCGACGGTGTTCTCGCGGAACTGGTTCGATTTGTAGTGGACACCCGAGTCGTCGTACCAGGCGCCGGATATCGCCATGGCGTTCCGCCTTAGAGCCGGGCAAGCACCGGCCGCCGGGCAGAAGGTGCACTGGATCTCGCCGACGTTGAGGTAGGTGTCGACCCAGGTGTCCATCGCGACAGAGTTGTCGCGAGCTTGTTCGTAGAGCTTCAGCGCGGTGGCCGCGGTCCTGGCCTTCTCGTCGAGGTCGATGAGCCAGTCCATCAGTGCGCCAAGCGGAATGGTCTCGGAGCGGATGATGCCGTCGCGGTGCTGACAACGGGGTTGGACGATCGTCGTGGTCACCGTCTGCACCGGCGTTGGATCCTGGTCCATCTGGAGCAGCCCGCCGACGGCGTAGAGCCGCTCCTGCGGGTTGCCCTTGGCCTCGACCAGCTTGCCTTTGCCGGTCTTCAGATCGACGATCTCCAGGTCTTCGATGGTCGGGTTGTAGAGCATGGTGTCGACGGTGCCGCCGATGTCGATGCCGAGACCCAGCGAGTTGAGGTCGAACTTCTGCTCGACCGCATAGAGGGCGTAGCCGTCCTCCTCGATGCGCTTGCGGATGTAGCTTGTGTAGACGGCCGACACGTCGAGCATCTCCTGGTCGACGTAGAAAACGTGCCGCTCCGTCTCGATCTTGGCGCCGCTGTCGAGCGGCTTGCCGTTGAGTTCTGCCTCGCTGACCTCGTGGCAGGCGGTGCCCCAGGCGGCCGCCTTGTTCTCAGGCGGCGTCACCACGTCGAGCGCCAGCGCGATGTTGCCGGGGCACAGCCAATTGCGCTCCGTCGAGGAGGCGCTCCATTGGGCGTGCGACCGGTCCTTGTGGCGTCCCAGTCGCTTAGCCATCAGTTCACGTCCGCCCGCTTGCGGCCGAACGGATTGGCCTCGATCGCCCCGGCGACCACGGCGACCGCCTGGTCGAGGTTATCGTCGGTGACGTCGGAGGACTTGCGGACGCCGGGGCCAAAGGTATCGGTCAGCATCTTCGAAACGTCGGTGTACCCGTAGTTGGTCCCGTACCTCTGCACATAGCTGGCGAAGGTCTTCATCAGGTCGTCGCGGGTGGCGGTCCGCCCACCTTTCGACGAAGTCGGTTGCGTGACCGGTGGGGCGCTCACGGTCGTATTCGCTGCCGTAGAAGGGGACGCGGCCGCCTCCGCCTTCTTGCCTCGCCCCCGGGACTTCTTCGCCTCCACGGGCGCCGCTGCGGCCGCCGCCGGCTCCGCAGGGGCGGTCTGCGGAGACTGGGCCTCTACGGGAGCCGACGGCACCACAGGAGCAGTAGCGGCTGGCGGCTGCTCCTGTTCCTGTTCCTGTTCCTGCCGCGCCGCCGCAAGCGCGATCCCTGGTTCCTGGACCACCGGCGGAGTGAACATCCTGACGCTGATCGGCCGCGTGTTGATCGCCTCGATCGCGGCGGTGAACTCCTCGACGGTCTCAGCTTCGATGACGAGCGAAATTTTCATTGTAGGTCTCTCCTAAAGTGTGGGCGATCGAACGGGAGAGATCGATGAGCCTGCCCTGGATGAGCTCATCGATCGAATCGGACAGGGCGGCGACGCGCACCAGGCACTGCCGCTTCTGCTTCAGGTTGGTGATGCGCGCCCCCATCTGGGCCATCTGCGCCGGCGTGAAGGTCGATTCGACGAACCATGTCTCGCAGGCGGCGCTGAGGTCGATCGCCTCGCCGCAGGCGGCGATCTGGGCGAGGAAGACGCGGCAGTGGTCGTGGCCGTGGAAGCGCGTCACCTTCTCGGTGCGATGGTCACCGGTGATGGATCCGTCGACGCGGACGGGGCCGTATTTGGCCAGCCCCTGCTCCAGCGTGTCGCCGACGTCCTTGTGCCAGTAGGCGAGCACCAGCTTGTCGGTGTTGTTGTCGAGGTAGTCCTTGGCGTCGGCGACGATCGCCTTGGCCTTGTAGGTGCCGGTGATCCTGCGGACGGGGGCGAGCATCGGTTCGAGATCGACCAGTGGCTGGCGGTTGCGCATCGCCCTCAGGATGGCGTCGCCGTCTATGGCTGCTTCCATGCGAGCGCGCTCGCGCGGCTCGATCTCAACCGGCAACAGATCCCAGAAGGCCGGCTTGATGCCGACGTCAGACTGGCGTCGTCGCAGGAAAAGCCCCTTGAGGCGGCGCTGGAGCTCGTCGGTGTTCTGGCCTCTGACGACGACCCTGATGAGCCGGTTGTGGATCCGCTTGAGTTGCATGACGCAGTAACGCGTCCTGAACTTCTCGAACGTCGTGACATCGGGGAAACCCTCCTTCGGGTTGGGCAGCAGAACCTCCGGAAAGAGCGCGATCAGCACCGGGAACAGGTCGCCGGGATCGTGCGGCGCCGGCGTGCCGGTCAGGTGCCAGACGCGGCCGGCGTGGGGGACAAGAGCGCGCGACTGCTCCAGCTTTGTCCCCGCGAGGTTGCCGTAGGTGTAGCGGGTGCGGGCGGCGCCGAACGATTTGGCGTAGTGGCCCTCGTCGAGGATCAGCAGATCCATCTGGCCCTTGACGGCGATGCCGGACGACATCTTCGACCAGGGGATGATGTAGGGGGTTCGGTTCCAGCGGTCCCATTGCTTCCACTGGTGGCGCCACACGCCGACGCCGGCGACGGTGGTGACAATTCCGACTTTGACCAGACCAAGCTCCCCAGACGCGACGATCGCCTGGGGAGTCTTTCCGACGCGCTGCTCGTCCCAGAGAAGGGCGTGGCGCGGACGGGATTTGAGGAAAGCGACACCAGCGTCCTGGTGCGGATAAAGCGACAAAGCTGACACGTGACAGTCCCAAACAAGGCGACGATGATTAGGCCCCGGGCAGCCATTCGTCAACCGACAGAGTTATGCCCGGATCGACGGCATATCGTTTAAACACAGTGGCGGTAACTATGAGCGCGTCGTCGACCCAAACGATGAGGTTACACGCATCCGCCACAGTCTTGAGGTAGTTGTCGAGGTCGGGCTTGCCGGTGGGTCTCAGGTGATCCAACTCCGCGGCCATCGCCCTCTTGAGCGGCCACGAGGTCGGCACCGGCAACCTGACCTCAAGCACAACGGCCACCGGTGTCTCCACCGGTGGCCGCCCGTCCATCGCCGCCTGGGCAGCCGCTGCTACCCTACCCTCGTATGCGACCGTCCGCTCTGGCGTGTACGCGTGACCTGTACGCGGAGCGAACCGCACACGGCCCTTGGCCATCGGCTTCCCGGCGACGACGAAACTGACAATCCTCAAAACTCCACCCATTTGTTACGCGGCTGCCGCCCCGATCGAGGGGTCAAAAGGGGCGGCAGCCCTTCCCGACGCTGACCCAGGCGAGCCCGCGGCGAGGTGCTGAGGCGTGGTCGCGGGCGGTGCTTCGACCAGTAGCGCACCGCCAACTCCCACGCGATTCGGACGTAGAGATCAGTCGAGGATGCCAGGCTTGACCTCGACCTTCTTGAACAGATTGAGCGTAGTCGCGGTGCTGACCTTGCAGCAAGCGTCGACCTCCTTCTTGCCGAACGTCAGTTCGAGCTTCTCGCGGTCGAGGATGCGGCGATCGGTGCTCTTGGGCACCGCCAGGTAGTCGTCGCCGACGTAGTCGCCGGTGCGCATGATGTCGTTGCGCAGGGTGTCCGCCTCTTCCTGTAACTGTTTTATCTGCTCGCGTAACGCAAACAGCCTATCGACAGGATGACGGTTGGTGGCTATCTTCTTTTTGGGCATCGCTTCTCTCCAGGTTGCGGTGTCAAGTGGCGGCCGGCGGTCTCATCACCCCGGCCGTTGCGATTCCATATAAGCGTTACCACTCCCAAAGTCCATACAGCTTGGCGACGTTTTTGCTGACGTTCGTGGGTTTTTCGCCCATCTCCTTGAAGATGCGCTGGGTCTCGTCTCGACACATGCGCGTCAGCATCACGGTGGTGGCATGGCGCGTGCCAAGCTTAATGCCTTCCAACTCAGCGGCGGCGTGGATGTCACCAACCGCCATAGGCTGGCCGTGCTTGCGCAGGATGTAAATGACGCTGTCGCGTCGTGTCATCTCAGCCGTGTTGCCACCGGCCTGCGGGCTGGGACCGTCGGCCCACTGCACGATGCACGTGGTGATCGGCGCGCCGCTCCGCTTCTTTCCGACTATCAATCCGGTCTTTAGCGCGAACTTGTGCCGGAACTGCCCCTCGTCGCGCGACTTGGTGACGTCGAACCAATTGTCGTGGATCTCGATCTCGGCGTCGGTGGCCGCGCGCAGCGCGCTCGAACCGCGGGCTCCGAGAGTCCGGTCCTTGCCGCTGTGGTGAACCCAGACGACGTTGGCCTTGAAGCCGTCGCGCAAGTGGTCGCCGTTGGCGACCAGCTGGCTCATGTCCTGGGTAGAGTTCTCGTTGCCGCGCATGGTCCTGGCCAGCGTATCGATGACGATCATGCCGACGTCGACCTTGAGCGCCGCGATCTGCTTGCCCAGGGCGTCGACGTCCTCCGCCTTCGGATCGGACATCTCCGGGGTGGCCTTGACGACGTGGAAGTGGTCGCTGACGCCGTAGGTATCGGCCAGGGCCCGCAGCCGGCGGCGCACCGACCGCGGCGATTCGGCGGCGATGTAGACGACATGGCATTTCAGCGTCTTGCGGCCGCACCATTCCATGCCCATGGACACGCGGTAGGCCAGGTCGAGCGTCACGAACGTCTTGCCGGCGCCGCTCTCGCCGTAGATGACGGTCACCGACTGGCGCCCCATCAGCCCCTCGACGAGCTCGTCGTCGAGATCGTCGTCGGTGGCCAGGAGCTCCGCCAGGGGGATCGGCCGGAACCGGTTGAACTTCGCCTGCGCCTTCTCGGCGGCCTGTTCGCGCTCTTTGGCCGCCAGCACCTCGTCGAAGTTGGCGGGATCCAGGAGGTTGATCGGATCCTTGGCGAACGCGTTGCTGATCGTGGTGCGCACGTAGCTGAACAGGCGGTTCTGGTCGTAGTGGGTGGTCTTCACCTTCTCGCCGTAGGCGCACAGGATCAGCGCCATGTCGCCTGGCGTGATGTGCAGATTGATCATGGTCATGCACAGCGCCATGTCTTTCGCTGAGGTGTCGTTGGGATCCGGCGGCCGCTTCGCGGCGGCGTAGAGGGCCTGGTTGGTGGTGACCAGCGCCCTGAGGCGCGCCGGCAGCTTGTCGGGCTTGGCCAGCACCTCGATCAGGTCGCCCTCTTGGATGTCGCCCAGGTCGACGCCGTGGCTGTCCTGTGGCGTCGGATCGGCGGGCCCGCCTTCCCGCAGGGCCAGGCTGCGGAGCTCCTCCAGCGTCGTCTTTGGCCCGCCGTCGAACCATACGTTGCCGAACGAGATCTCGCGCCCGGCCTTCCTTTTGGACGGCGTCGGCCAGTTCGTGGTGCCCGGCGTCCTGAACAGGTTCTTGATCGGGTGGGTGGCCGGGTCACCGCCCAGCGCCCTGGCGACGTCCTTGTAGAGGTTCTCGATCTCGATCGTGACGCGGTGGCGGTTGTTCGGCGTGATGAGGATCGGCTCGACGAGCTTGAAGATGACTTGCGCTCCGCCCCCTGTATTGACAACGGCGAACGGCTGCACCGGGCCGTTGAGCAGGCCGTGTACAACCTGGCGGATGCGCATGCGCTCCTGGTCGATCGGCTTGTCCTTGTCAGGATCCAGGTCGATGACGATGGCATTGATCTCGACGACGTCATCGCGAGCCGGGACACCGCGGGCACCGACGGGGCCGCTGACGAAATTGGGGATGTAGAAGATGTTGTGCGGCTGCGTCTCGTTGAACCGCAAGAACGAGCGCAGCGCCTCTACTTCCTTGGCTTCGGTGATGTCGTAGGTGATCGCCCCGTGATAGCCGTTCACCGAGAAGGAGCACACGGTAACGCGGCCGTGTACCGCCATTTTGAGTAGGAAATTCGTTGCTAAATTTGCGTCACAAGCGGTCGCGTCGGGGTAACGGCTCTTGTAATCGCGGAATCCTGCTGTATTTTCAGCCACGTCTTGCTCCTTTGCTGGGTTGCGAGGCACGTCGAGCTCCTTCCGGCACGAGGGAGTGAGAAACATGAAGGGCCGGCTGCGTGGTAACAGCCGGCCCTTTGCACTTTGCCCTCTTACGGCAGGACTCTCAATAGCAGTTCTTCGGCGCCGTAGACTGTCGGCTCGCCGCACGCCTCGCACTCGTATCCGCGGGCGTCTGGCTCGACATTGGTCTGCTCGTTGCCGCACGTCAGACACAGCCCGGGGTCGTCGAGCGTCATGCGGTGGCGCTCGCACGCCTGCATGATCCGCTCAACTGTTATCGACGGGTGCACGACCACCTCCCAAGCGTTTAAACGCATCCTTGCCCTCCTCCGACTGCGCCCAGGCCGCAGCTTCCTCGTCGGTGGCATCGAACTCGCCGTCGATCAAGCGCATGCGCAAATGGTGGGCGGCCAAGCGCTCGCGCTCCGTCATGCCGGGCTCGCCGACGACGGCCGCCAGGATCTCGGCCAGCACCATCTGCGGCAGGGCATGCGGGCTGAAGAACTCGTTGAACTCGTTGGCTTCGGCGCGCTTGGCGAGCGCCTCGAACTTGGCGGCACGCAGCGCGTCGGCCAGCTTCTGCGACGTCGGCATCGTGGTCATTCGTCCCTCCTGGCGGCGGTGATCACCCAGCCAAGGGCGCCGAGTAGGCGCACGATCGTCTCCAGCCGGGGAAAGCGTGTCTGGCCGGAAGCGATGTTGCTGACCGTGCTGCTGGCCACCGCCGCCTTCTGGGCGATGGCCGTATAGGTCGTCTTGGCGCGCAGGAGCTCCTCCTGCACCAGCTTCGTGGCGGCCATGCTGTCGGTCAGCGTGACCAGCGAGCGCGTGCCGGGAAGCAGCCTTGTGACGGTGGCGCTCATTTGCGCGCCTCCGCAGCCATGACACGGCTGAATGACTTCACCACTATCTTGTCGGCGTAGATGTTGAGGGCGTTGGCCCAGATCGGCGCCGCCTGGGTGTCGAGGCGCCGATCGAGCAGCAATTGCAGCCCCTTGGCGGCATCCTTCTCGGTGAGCGGATGGCTGGTCGTGAATTCGATCACGAGACGATTCTTGCGTCGCTTCATCTCAGTCGCCCTCCGCCTCGCCGACCGGCCACAGGTTGGCCACCTCGCGGGTGACGCCGCCGGCGCGCACGTGGGTCACCGGCTCGTCGCTCTCGACGCTGCGCCAGTGGCGCACGGCGGTCCATCGGAACGCCAGATCGCGGCCGTAATCGTCGGCCTCGTCCTGGCTGGCAAATCGCAGGGAATTGCCCGCCCAGGTGCCGGTGGAATCGGCCTGCACTTCTACTTGGTAGCTCATTGCGTTTTCTCCAGGTTCTTGAGGCGGTCGGACACCGCCAGGATTTGCTGTGACAGCTTGTCGGCGGCGACCTTGAGGATGGCGGCGCCGTGCGGCGATAGTGGCCGCTTGTCGAACTTGGCGAGGAGCGCGAACCACTCCTCGCCGGTGAGCGTCACGGTGACGTCGGTTTTTCCAAATCGATCAGGCATTGCTTTTCATCTCCAGGTTCCTTGCAGTTTTCGGATGTCGACCTCAAGCAAGAGGCGCTCAAGGTATTCCCTACGCCAGCCGTGGCTGCGCAGGATGAGGGCGATGGCATTGTGCAAGTGCCGGTCGCTCATCTGCGAGACCAGCACCGTGGTGCCATCGCGACAGGTCCACACGGTGTCGCGCATCGGATCACAGCACCGCCCCTCGCCGCCGCTCGTTGGCCTCGCGCTTCTTCAATTCGGCGAGGACGGCCGCGCGGACGAAGGCCGATTTGACCTCGCCGCCCTTTAGAACCTTGGCGATGCGCTGCCAGACTTCGGGCTGAATGCGAACCGTCATCGGCTTGGTGAAAGACTCGTTTGTCTGCATTGCGTGCGCCCTCCTTTCAGAACGCACGTATTACATAGCGTACGTAGGTTAGGATTGCCATAGCCTCATGTTGCCTGGCAGACGAAGGGACTGTCGCAGCAATTGCACGTTGCGTCGAAGTCGGGCCGCGCGACGCGCACCTTCATCGGCGGCACACAGCCGCACTCCCACAGCTTGAGCCGCGATCCGGATCCGGCGCCGCGCGACTTGCCGCCCTTGGTGCCGAAGCCGGCGCCGCACGGCTTGATGTGCATGGCGGCGCCGTTGGGGCGCGCGACCAGCGGCAGCGGCGCGCCGTCCACCGGCCTGGGCAGGCGCACGATGGCGTTGCGGATGTCGGGTGCAAAATGCGCCCAGGTGTAGTTGGTGCCGGCCGCCTTCACGCAGCGCAGCCCCAGGCGGTCGCAGGCCTCGTGCCATTCCTTGCGGTGGCCGGCCTCCCAGCCGGCGAGCACGTGGCCGAGCTCGTGCAGCGTGGTGCCGGCCAGCTGCACGATCGATTCCTGGTGCAGCGCATTGATGGCGACGAAGGGCACCGCCTCGCCCGGCTTGGCGTTCCACCTATCGAAATATGTGATGCCGCGGGTGCCGTCGGGCGCATTGCCGTAGCAAAGCTTGACGGCGCGGACCTTGTCCTGGTCGGCGCTGCTCAGCTTGGCGGCGGCAACGTCGGCGATTGCGGTAACGAATTCTTCGTGGGTCATGGGACAAAACTCCAGTTGTCCGTTGCGTTTAAACGATCAGGTAACGCATTATGCGTTACCCGTCAACGGCTATTTGCGGTCGGCCAGCCATTTCCTGCACTGCGCGCGGAGTTGGTCGGCGAAACTTTCGCTGTCCTTCATGCGGCCAAGGACGTAGCCGCAATGCGTGGCGTTCCAGGTGTCGATCTGGCGCTCCCACCCACGCGTGTTGTACTCGGTCAGCCAACGCAGGCCGGCGAACAGGACGAAGGGACTGAGCAGGAGCACGATCGCCGAAGCGAGCAGCGATTTGCGGATCAGCTTGCCGGCAGCTGCGGCAAACTCGCGGATCAATGCGTCGCTCATTGCTCGATCCCCGTCGGTGCGGCGCGGCGCGCCTTGGCGTGGTCCATCAGGCGGATGATCTGCCGATCGACGTTGGCAGCGTTCACGCCCAGGGCGGCGAGCGCATCGACGACGCCCTGGCCGTGATAGACCACGCCGTAGTCGTCGGCGTTGGAATTGGCCATGAGCATGTCGGCGTAGTGCCGCATGGCCGCGCGCACCTTGTCGGTTTGCGTTGGTGTCAGTTTCAGCATTGTGGTCTCCAGGTTGTCGGCTGAATTGCCGCCACAGGCGCCGGCGTGCCGGCGCCTCAAGCAGGAATTCAAAGATCCGGGTCGTAGTCGCCCCGCCCGTCCCGGCGGTCGAACGCATCGCCGATGCGCGCGTCGATCACCGCATTGAGGAGCTCGATGAGCTTGGCCGCCTTCTCGGCGGCGCGGGGAACGCCGATGATGCTCGCTTCGATGAAGTCCGCCAGGGCGTCTTCGGCGTTGCCGATTTCACGGTAGCTCATTTGTGTGCCTCGACGAAGGCGGTGTTGATCGCCGGCACGCTGTCGAGCATGCGGCGCACTTCCCTGGTGCCCTTGCGCTCGCAGGCGGCATCGAGCCAACGCTGCGCCTCGCGGCGCCAATCGCGGATCACCTCGCGGTAGGCCGCGGGATGGCGCACGTAGCGCTCCAACATGAGCGGACCGAGGTCGGTCAGGCGATAGCCCGATGCGAAGTCCGCCAGGATGCGCGGCCGCGTGTCGCCGGGCTCGCATTGCAGCACGAACGGCCGCATGTCGCCGGTCTCCAGGCCGAGCTCCAGCTGCACGCGATAGCCCTCGCGTTGTTCCAGCTTTGGTTCATCGGCGCCCTTGGCGAAAGTCGGCACCAGGAATTTACACCTACGCATTTTTCTCTCCAGGTTTTTGGTCTCATCAGCGCCGGCCTCACCGGCGGACCGGGCAAAGCCCGGTTTCGACCTATGCAACGCCCCATGAAGTGTCGCGGGCGCGGCGCACGCGGCCGATGTCATCGACATAAAGCGGCGTGCAATGCGGCCCGTCGGCGAGCACCCAGCGGTGCGCATATTCCCAGCCGACGCGCGTGAATTCCTGGTTCGCGTCGGCCACCGCGACAGCGGCCGCCAATTCGGCCTCGCTCATCTCGTGCAGCATCGACCAGCACAAGCGGCCGTCGGCGTTGCGGTTCCTATCTTCGATAACGTACATTTCAGTCTCTCCAGGTTAGGATTGCGTTACACCTATCACGCCAGGCATGCAACGTGATAGGCGCTGACCGCGTCGGCGGTCGCCAATGTGCGGTTGGCGCGGTTGCCGGCGACATATTCGCACCATGAATTCCACCAATGGCGGGAACCGCCGGTTCGCGCGCACAGCGCGACATAGGAAGCGATTTTCCGCCGCCGCGTTTCGGGCTTCACGGATTTGGCCAATTTCAGAGCGGACTCGGCCATGCCGAGGCGCTTCAAATTGTGGCCGTCCAGGCATGCGACTTCGTGGCCGCATATCTGAGCGATGAACGCGGCTTTCACGATGCCAAGCCCGGGAATGGATGTGAGCACATCCACCGCCGCGGCCGCATCGGGCGCTTCGGCCACCGCCAAGCGCAACTCAGACGCGTGCGCCAAGGCGTAACGGTAGCCTTCGCGCTTGGAACCGAACAACCATTTGCTGTCGGCGCCGTTCAAGCGAATATCGGCCATTTGGCCGCCGACAGATCGCAGCGGCTGGCGAATGGTGCATAGGACGAATGCGACAACGTCGCAAAAGCCCTGGTCCGATGCGAGCGCATGCGCTCGCATCAATGGCATGTCGCGGTCGTACATGACCCGCTCCTGTTTCGTTCATTTCCTATGCCCGCAAGATAGGTGAAAGCGTTACACTAAACCAGTACCATTTTTGCATGGCAGGCATGCAAAAAGCGTTACCTAATTTCCCAGGTCACATCCCAGGTCACATGAGGTAGGCCTGTGACCTGGGATGTGACCTGGAAGGACGCAAAGCCGTGTGACCTGTGTGACCTGGGATGTGACCTGGATGTGACCTGGATGTGACCTGGGATGTGACCAAAAACCAACGTCTCCAGGTCACACCATAGCAGGTGTGTAGGATACACCTGCTGTGACCTGGGAAGGGCGCCACAGCGCATTTGCGCTGTGACCTGTAATGTTGCTGCCGGTGGCCGAAAAGCCCTTCGGCGCCGACGGCGCCGAAAGGCCTTTTGGAGCTCTTGCCGGTGGCATGCCGCCAGGCATGCCGCCGGGCGCCCTATTCGCCAGGCCTATACAGTAAAAGCCAAGTATAGGTAACGCGTTACCTATACTGAGCCTATACTGTAACGCTTTAGTAAAGCGTTACACGTTTTGGTTGCGACCGGCCGGCGGGGGCATCGTCGAACCCGGGTACAACCCGGGGTTGCGCGGGCCCCCTGGATTTTGCGCAGCCTTAGAGTTATAATGAAAAGCGTTACTCGTCCCAAGGAGCAGGCTATGCCCAACCTGTCGTCGTCCGCCATCGCCAGCGTCGACTACGAGAACGGCTACCTCACCGTCGTCTTCCGCGACGGCACCAGCTACATCTACAAGAACGTGCCGCAGTCGGTGTATGAGGAGCTCGTCGTCGCCGGATCCGCGGGCGCCTACTTCAACCGCAACATCCGCGACAGTTACGACACGACCTGAGGGAGATGATCGATGCCGAAGTTCATCGTGGTGAGCCAGAAGTCGGGGGGCTCGTTCAAGCCGCTGGCGGTGGCCGTGGACGAGATCATCGCCATCGGGCTCGACAACGCCGGCGAGACGACGGTGACGCTGCCGGCGCCGGTGGGCGTGGTCGTCGTCAAGGAGACGGCCGACGTGATCAACAGGAAGATACGCGGCAAGGCGGCATGATCATCGACCTCAAGGACGAACTCGGCGAGCTTGAGGGCCTGATCGGCCGCAAGCTGACGCGCGACGAGACGATGAAGATCGGGCTGCTGTTCGTGCAGCTGATCGACCGCGGCATGAGCATGTATCGCAAGCGGGCGGTGGCCACCGTGCAGAAGATGGCGGTCAACCCTTTGGCCATCGTGCGCGAGCTCAACCGGCCGCTGCGATGAGCGCACGGCCGACCGAGACGATGCTGCGCTGGCTGAACACCGTGCGCCAGTTTCCCGGCACGCGGCGGAGCCGCAGCCGCACCGGCTACGTCTGCATGCAGCGCGGCTGGACCGAATGGAACTACCGGGTGCTGGGCGCCGAGCGGGCCGCCACTGCGGCCGAGGCGCGCGAAGTGTTCGGCGATCGGTGGTGGGGCCACGTCGAGATCGACGGCGAGCGGATCACGGACGAGGGACTCCGGGTATTGCGGGAGGCGGGCGACTGGCAGCCGGTGTTCAGGATCGCGGTCTGACCGGCTGCCCGGGAGACGGCGGCTTGATCTGCGGCGGCACTCGCTGCATGGCGACGTCCTCGCCGCCGATCGAGCACAGCGGGCACCAGAACTGCGGCTTGCCCGACAGCGTCGGCGGGAACAGACAGGTGTAGCGGCACTTCGGGCAGCGCCAGCGGTCGTGCGATCGGCGGATCACCGCGTCACCAGTTCGAACGGGATGTCGAGGATGGTGCCGGCGTACATCGGCGGTGGCACCGGTTCGGGGGTGCGGCGCAGCAAATTGAGGTGGTTGCCGATCTCCAGCGCCGCCTGGTGGCGGGCGCCTTCGTCGTCGAAGCGCAGCGTCAGGAAAACCGACGACGGTTTGATGTGCATGCCGCGCAGTTCCCGGCGCAGCGCGCGGAAGACATCGATCATCGGTTTCTCAAGGCGGCGTCGGCGATGTCGAGGGCGGCCACGTCGGCGCTGCAATCCGTGATGTCCCCCACCGCGCGGACGAAAGCCTGAAGCCGCCCGCTCGTTAGTTGCAGCGCCTCGCGTAGCCGCTTGTTCTCGGCTTCGGCCCTGTCGGCGCGATCATAGGCGGCATCGGCGATCAGCTGATTGTCGTGCAGGCGAGCCCTGGTCTCGGCCAACTCGGCTTCGATGTCGGTCATGCCGCCTGGCTCCAGTCGCGCGTCAGCCGGCCGATCTGGCTCTTGGGCAGACGCCCGCCGGTGCGCTTGAGCTCCAGCATGGCGTCCTCGATGTGCTCCGGGATCGGGCGCCGGTTGTGCGGACGCTCGAACTCGGAGATACGGATCTTGTGGGCGTAGCCGAGAAGGTCGGCGAGCTCCTGCTGGGTCAGCAGGAGACCCTGGCGTATGGCTTTGAATTCACTGGGCGTCATGGTTCTGCTACACTGCTTTTCGGCGCTTGAGTTCGAATGATTCGAAGGGCTGCTTTCCCCCCTTGAGCCATTGACGAACCATCTGGGTTACGGCGAAGTGGGTGACCTCCGGAGGGGTCGTAGCACACAGCTGGGTGTCGAGGGTGTCACCGACTTTGTGCATCACGATGATGGCGAGGCCAATCGCGGTGCGGTCCGTATCGAGGTTGCGTATGTCCTCCCACGCCATCTCGACGACGGCCGCGATTTCATCACGTGTCATGGTTGCCCTCCAGGGTCACCCAAAATATAAGTAACGCAAAAGGCGAGTGCCAGCACTTAAATACGTTACAGGGGTCGGTCATGGCCGCTTCCGCCGCCGAGTACAAGAAATTGATCGAACGCGAGATGGCCAGGAAGGCCGGACCGCAGACGTCGAGGGACGATGCCGTCAGACGCGCCAACATCGCCGCCGGCTTCGGTAACTCCACCGCGGAGCGCTTCCTTGGCGGGCCGTTTAAGCTGGCACCAGAGAGTGGCGGCGGTGGCGGCGGCAAGAGCCGCGGCGGCGGTGGCGGCAAAGCTGCTGGCGGACCGCAAACGAGCTCCGTGACGCCGTCCTCGCCGGCGCGCGACCCATCGCTGATGTGGGAGAGTCCGCCGCCGGCGGCCTCGCCGGCGCGCGACCCCTCGCTGATGTGGGAGAGCCCGCCGCCCAATCCCTCGCCGGCGCGCGACCCCTCGCTGATGTGGCAGGGCGGCACGGCGCAGAACGGCGTCGACCCCTTCCTGCATATCGGGCCCGGTCTCCATCCGCAGGACGCCGGCGTTCCGGTGCCGACGCCGCGGCCGTCGCCGTTCACGAACGACCTGGTGCGGCCGGGCTTCTCCGACTTCGTGCGCGGCCAGCACGTCTTCCCGAACTTCCACCCGGCGTCGATCTTCCAGGCATCGCCGCCCGATCCGAACGAGCCCTGGTGGCGGGCGATGCTGAGGGGATGACCGATGAAGAGTAGATCGCCGTTCAAGCTGCACGGCAAGGAAGAGGTCGGCGAGAGCGGACCGGATCCGGACGACGTCGCTGCCCGAAAGGGCAAGGGCGCCCCTTTCTACACGGCCAAGGGGTCCGACCAGAACGCCGCGATGAAGGGCGACTTCGCGCAGCAAGTGCCGCGCTCGACGGCGCCGGCGGCCAAGCCGAAGCGGCCGAAGGTCAAGAGCGGCGGCGCCTACAAGCTCTCCGCGACCCGGCCGAAGACCGTCGCGCCGGCGGTGCCGCGCGTGAAGATGAATGCCTGAGATCGGGCATGGACTGGCCGGTGCCGCTTGCTTCCTTGCGCTTGCCTACATCCTTTGGCGGAGAGCCGGACAACGGCGACAAGCTCGCCCCGTCGCGCGGATTCCTTATCGGCCTGTCGGTGGCAGTGCTGCTCTGGGCAGGGATCCTGCTGTGGGTGTTGCTCTAACCCCCGAAGAGCTCTGTGTGCATGCGTCGTGGACGTGGGAAGAGTGGGGCCGCCGCTGCCCCGACTGCGGTGTCGTGATGGTGGATCCCGGTGACTGACCTCGCCGACTACACGCCTGGGCCCGCGCTGTTGGCGGCGCGGCAAAAGCTGCTTGAGGGGATCGCGGCGACGTGGAAGCGTCCGATCACGCGCTCGTCGCCGAAAGCCGCGCCGCCATCCCGTCACGAGCGCGTGATCGACCTCGACGAGGCCGCGGCCGCGGTCGACCGCTATACGGCCGAGTGGGCCAAGGCGCGGCAGACGAAGGTCGAGATCGTCGAATATTCCGCGCGCACCAAGACATCGCCGCCGAACAATTACTGGGTGCCAGAGCACCAGGCGCGCGGGCGCCTGATCGCCGCCATGGCGGTGCTGGAGGCGTTGCTGGCTTGACGATCGTCACGCGCTGGACCGAGATCTGGCATGGCGAGGGCCGGGAACGCGTCAACATCCTCGCCGACAGGGAGAAGACCATGGGCGACAGCCTCAGAGAAACCGACAAGGCCGCTGCGGCGGTGGCCGTCAACCCGAAGAACCGGGTGACGTTGGACCAGATGCTCGCGCGCATCGAGCACGAGGAGTATTGGCACCCCTCGCACACGCCGCACATGACGATCTGCGTGCTGACGATCGACAACGGCTTCGTCGTGGTCGGCTCGTCGGCGCCGGCCGACCCGGCCAACTACGACGAAAACCTGGGCCGGCAGTTCTCCAAGGAGGATTGCATCCGCCAGATGTGGAGGCTTGAGGGCTACCGGCTGCGTGACAAGCTGTGGATGATCGAACGTGAGCAAGACACCGACCCGGAAGCTGCGCAAGTGGACACCGGAGGACCGCAAGAAGGGGCAGGAGACCCGTCGAGCTAAGGCCGACGAGCTCAACGACCGCGAGCGGGCGGTGTGCCGGGGGATCGTCGAGGGTCTCTCGGTCACCGAGGCGTTTAAACGCGCCGGCTACTCAGAGGCCTCCAGCCTGCAAAAGAGCGAGGTGCTCGCCCGGCCGCGCGTCATCCGCTACATCGAGGAGCTCCGCGAGCGGATCCTGCAAAAGTTCGACTACACGATCGAGGCGCTGTGCAACGAGCTTCGCTCGATCGCCGAAGCGGCCAAGCTGGACGGCCAGTATGCGCCGGCGGTGAGCGCGATCATGGGCATCGCCAAGATGCATGGCTACCTGGCCGACAAGACCGAGATCGAGCTCCATATCCTGTCGAAGCCAATGCGCGAGCCGACCAAGGAAATCACCCTCACGCCAGAGGAATGGCAACGTCAGTTCGCGCCGCTGCCGCCAGAAAGGCAGATCCAGTGATGCCGATGCAATCGAAGGCTCAGAACGCCGCCATGCACGCCGCCAAGGAGGGTCACAGCACGATCGGCATCCCGCAGTCGGTCGGCGCCAAATTCGTCGCCGAGCAGCATGGCCACTCGCTCAAGGGGCTGCCGCGAAAGGTGAAAAAGGCCAAGGGCAAGAGCCCGTTCAAGTTATGACCCGACGCATCCTGTGTCTCGATTTCGATGGCGTGATCCACGACTACCGTGCTGGCTGGCAGGGTGGTGTCATCTACGGCGAGTTGACGCCTGGTTTTCTCGAATGGGCTGAGCGCGCCGCGCCGCTGTTCGAACTCGTCGTCTACTCGTCGCGCTCGAAAACGCAGTCCGGCATCGACGCGATGAAGGACTGGCTCAAGGCGAAGGGCTGGGACGAGACCAAGGTAAGACTGCAATTCGCCCACGAGAAACCAGCCGCCTTCCTGACGATCGACGACCGCGCGCTGCTGTTCAGCGGCAATTGGGGCCACTTCAATCCGGCGGGCCTCGCGACCTTCCAGCCATGGATGGTGAAGCCGCGATGACGGCGGCCCTGGCAAACGTCATAGTCCGTCTCGGCTTCGTGCCGCAGCCGGGGCCGCAGACCGCCTTCCTCAAGTGCCCGGTCGACATTGTCGTCTATGGCGGCGCCAGAGGCGGCGGAAAAACCTACGCCAGCCTGGGTGAGTTCTGGATCCACGCCGAGGACCACGGCGCCAATGCCGTCGGGCTCATCGTTCGTCGGTCACGCGAGGATTTGAAGGACACCATCGCCACCGCCATCCGCATGTACGGCAACGCGGCGCACTACAGCGAAAAAGGCAATGTTTTCAAGTTCCACAACGGGGCTCGCCTCAACTGCGCCTACCTGGAGAACGACAAGGATGCTGAAAACTATCAGGGCTGGTCTCTTACGCGGGTGTACGTGGAGGAGCTCACCCAGTTTCCTCTGCCAGATCCAGTTTTCAAATTGCTTGCCACCTTGCGCTCGTCCGCCGGCATCACACCCCAGCTGCGAGCGACATGTAACCCTGGCGGACCCGGCCATGGCTGGGTCAAGGAGTGGATCATCGACCCGGGCCCCTACACGCTCACCAAGGACGACGACAGCGGGCTGATCCGGACCTTCATTCCGGCCAAGGTCGAGGACAATCCGGCCCTTTTGGAGAATGACCCCAACTATCTCAACCGCCTCAGGGCCGTCGGCAGTCCGGAGCTCGTCAGAGCCTGGCTGTTGGGCGATTGGACGGTGATCGAGGGCGCCTTTTTCCCCGAATTTTCCGCTGCAAAGCACGTCGTCGAGCCGTTCCAGCTGCCCGACCACTGGACCCGCTGGCGGGCGATGGATTGGGGCTCCGCCAAGCCGTTTTCGATCGGCTGGTATGCCCATGTCGGCGACGACACGGTGCGCGACGGGCGAATCATCAAGCGCGGCGCGATCATCCGCTACGCCGAGTGGTACGGATGCTCCAAACCGAACGTTGGGCTACAAATGACGGCGGAGGAAGTGGCACGGGGCATCGTTTCACGTGAAACACCCGAGGGCGTTCGCCGCAAAATGGCTTATGGGGTGCTCGATCCCAGCGCTTTTGCAGTCATATCGGGACCGTCGATCGCCGAGACCTTGCTCCGTAACGGTGCGGTATTCAGAAGGGCCGACAACACGCGAGTATCGCGCGACAAGCGGATGGGAGGATGGGACCAGATTCGCAATAGACTTAAGGGTGACGTTGACGGTAACCCGCTGCTCTTCATTTTTTCGACCGGTAAACACCTGATTCGTACTTTGCCGATGATGCAGCACGATAGCTACAACCCTGAGGATTTAGATACCGAAGGCGAGGACCACGCCGTCGATGAATTGCGTTACTCGTGCCTGTCGCGGCCCTTCCACGTCAGGGTAACGCCGCTCCAGGACCGCAACCCATACTTGATCAAGAACGTCTTCAAGCTCGACAGCCGCGTTTAAACGCTGCCTCCCTCGACAGTTACCTGATCGGGTGTTAATCCTCGCGGCGGACCACGAGGCCGGTCCGTAGATGCGGAGCCGAGAGGGTGGCTCAAGACCCAGCGATCACCAGACCGCTCGTCGCAGATGCTGCGTCGTCGGAAACTGGTCGTCCAAACGCTGCACCTGTGGTTGATTCCGGCCCGGCGCCGGATCCAGAGGTCGACAAGGGCTATTGGGAACGCTGTCTGTCCGACGCCGAACGCGCCGAACAGACCTGGCGCAAGCGCGGCCGCGACATCGTCGTCTCCTACCGCAACGAGGGGCCAGGCACCTCGTCGCCCAAATCGGCCAAGAACGCTGGCGGCCAGTATTTCAACATCTTGTTCGCCAACACCGAAGTGATGCTGCCGGCGGTCTACAGCCAGCCGCCACAGCCGGTCGTCCGCTCGCGATTCATCCAATCGCGCAAGCTGGTGCCGGTGATGCCACCGCAGCCCCCGCCGATGGGGCCTGCGGGTCCGATGATGGGTGGTTCTGCACCACAGCCGCCCGTAGGACCGGACGGTGCGCCTCCCGGCCCGCCCCTCCCAGGCGAGCTCACCGGTGCTCCTGATGCTTCGGCCTTACCACCAGGTGCGCCAAACGAGGCGCCTCCACCCGGATTAAGCTCTCCAGGTTTGCCGGGTGGAGGTGCGCCAGGCGGTCTTGCGGCCATGCCCCCGTCACCAGGAGCGGCCGGACCGCCTGGCCCCGGTCCGATCACGCCGCCGACGCCCGCCCAAATCGCGCCGCCGCCACCGCCCGGCATGCCGCCGATGCCGTCGTTTGCGGTGAAGCCGCCGCCGGGGCCGAAGATCGAGGACATCGACACCGCCGCATCGGTGATCGAGAAGGCGCTTGAGATCGTGGTTCAGGAGGAAGCCTCCCACGAGGCCGTGAAGACGGCGATCAAGGACGTGCTCCTGCCGGGCCGCGGTGTCTGCCGGGTGAGGTGGAACCCAAAGCTGGTGAAACAGCCGCTTGCAGGAGGACCACTCCCCGACGGCACGGCGCCGACCGAGACGGTCAAGGTGTGGGAGACCGTCAACTGCGAGTACGTCTATTGGGAGGACATCCTCCTCGACCCGGTTCGGCAGCACACCGACTGCAAATGGGTCGCCTTCCGCCACCTGTTCACCGGGCCCGACGCGGTCAACGAATTCCAGGGCACGCCCGAGTTCGACAAGCTCGTCGCCGCCGGCAAGCTCGACACGCTGCTGGTGTGGACCGAGGAATCGGCCGCCAAGTCGCCGCCGTCCGGCGGCTCCTACACCAAGAGCGCCTCGACCCTGGGCGATGCCATCAAGAAGATGATGGCGTGGGAGATCTGGGACAAAACCGACCCCAACAACCTCCGTATCATCTGGTTCGTGCGCGAATCGAACGGCCTGGTGCTGCGCGTCGACCCCGACCCGCTGGGGCTCGACGGCTTCTTCCCGATCCCGCAGCCGATGCTGTCGATCAAGACGTCCGACACGCGCGTCCCCAAGCCGTTCTACGACCTCTATGCGAAGCTGGCCGAGGATCTGGAGACGACCTCCGTCCGCATCTCCAAGCTCACCGAAAAGATCCGCGTGCGCGGCGCCTACAACAGCGCCTCCAGCGAGATCGCCGATCTCTTGAAGGCCGACGACGGCAAGATGATCCCGGTCGACGGCGTCGACATGATCAACGGCGGTCTCCAGAACCACATCTGGATGGTGCCGATCGACATCTGGATGTCGGCGCTCGACAAGCTGATGATCGCGCGCGAGCAGCAGAAGCAGTCGATCTACGAGATCATGGGGATCTCGGACATCATGCGGGGCGCGACCAAGGCGAGCGAGACCGCCACCGCCCAGCGCATCAAGGGCTCGATGGGCGTGGTGCGCCTGTCCGACCAGAAGGACGCCGCGGCGACCTTCGCCCGCGACATCATGCGGCTTGAGGCGCAGATCATCTGCAAGAACTTCGACGCGGCGACGCTGACCAGGATGACCGGCGAAGAGGTGACGCCGGAAGTGCTGGCGGTCCTGCGCGACGATTTCTCCAGGACGTGCTCGATCGACATCGAGACCGATTCTACCGTCCAGGTCGACGAGCAGACCGCCCAGCAGTCGATGGCCATGACCATGCAGGCCATCCAGGCGGTGATGATGGGCGTCCAGCAGATGCTGATGACGCAGATCCTGCCGCCGCCGATGGTGCTGCAACTCGGCATCGAGCTCCTCAGGATGGCGCTGCACTCGATCCGCTACAGCCGCGGCGTCATCGAGCTCCTCGACGATTTCAAGGAACAGCTAACGGCATTCGTGGCCATGCAGCCACCCATGATGCTGGGAGCACCTCCGCCAGCCGGTGCGAAACCCTCGCCGGGTGCTCCGCCGGGCGGACCGTCGGCCGAGGCAGGCGGTCCGTCCGGTGCGGGTCCGCGACCAGGCACCATGAATGGCGGCGGTGGCCCGCCGCCCGGCCCGCCTCCCGGCGCACAGCCCGGGATGATGCAGTAGGAGATCGCCATGGCGAAAAAGACCGACAAGGAAGAGGCAGCGGAGCGCGAGGAGGCCGAACGCAAGGAGGCCGAACGCAAGGAGGCCGCGCGCAAGGGCAAGCACGAAGAGGGCCCCGGCAAGTCAGAGGACGCGCCCGGCCACAACAAGCCGGCGCCGAAGGGCGAGGCGACCGCCGACGAGGCGGCCAACCCGTCGCAACTCCAGCCCTACCCGCACGGCAACCCGCCGGATCCCGAAGACGAGTTCGAGAAGATCCACGGCTTCCGCCGCGAGGCGCCGAAGGAGGCTTAGATGGGCCAGACCTATCCCGTAGCGGCGCCGCAGGCCGCCTGGCAGCGGGTCGAAACCGGCACCCCGATGACCAATCCGACGCCGACCGACGCCACTGCGGCGACACTCGCCAGCGGCAACCCCTACGAGCCGAATACCTGGGCGGAGAAGGCCAAGAACCACCCCGGTAGTTCGACCTACAACACGGCCGGCTGGGAGAACATCCCGGCGGCCCCGGCCGACCCCGACTTCGTCAATGTCGTCTTGGTCTCCAAGTCGCACAACATGCCCTACTGAGGGAGAGTTCGATGGCGCAGACGCTGCCAAGCCCGATCACCGCCGCCATGCTGGCACCGGCTAATCCTGCGGCCGGCTACCCTCGCTACAACACCCCTGGCGACTGGGCTGTCGGCAATGCCGGCGCTGATGCTGGGCGACCGGACGCGGTCAACGCAGCGGTTGCGACATCGAAGGCCACCGTCGCGCTCGCCTCCGCATCAGGCGGCGCGGCGGCGGCCGATTACGCGCCGCGCAGCCAGAACGCCAAGCTGTCGCTCAATTCTGCCGACGGCAGGCTATGCATGGGCTCGATCAGCGGCAGTGGCACGGTCACCGCCAATGTGCCGGCCTCCGACATCACCCGCGATCGAGGCTGGATCGCACCCAACCAGCCCTACCAGGGCAACGCATCCGCACCGGCAGCGCCGGTCGTCACCTCGCTCTCGCCGAATACCGGCGCGCAGGCGACGCTGCCGCTCCTGGTGACGATCACCGGCACAGGCTTCACGCCGTTCAGCAAGGTCTTCACCGGCGGCGCATCGGTGCCCGATGGGTCGGCCAGATATGTCGATGCCACGCATATGACGGTGCCGATCTGGGCGGCCGCCCCGGGCACCGTGTCGGTGGCCGTCGAGGACCACAGCCTGCTCTCCAACACCAACGTCGTCTTCACGGTGAGCTAATGCCACTGACGCCGAAGGACACGCCGCACCGCTACCCGCTGACCAACCCGTCGACGGGCGCGCTGCTGACCGACCAGCAGAAGACGTATCTCGACAACATCGAGACGGCGAAGGTGGCGCTGTTCGAGGCCATGCATCAGGCCGAGGGCTCGATCAACCCGGGCGAGAACCAGGAGCACGTCTTCACCACACGCCGCATGAACATCGCCAAGACCCACATCGAGACCGCGTGCTTGTTCGCGCGCGAGGAGGCGATGGGGTCATGACGACCTGGGTCTTCCGCGACGGCGTGCTCGTCGACAAAAGTACAGTCGGACCGCCAGAATTCGCAAAAAGAGCGAATTTCCCCACGCCGCGTGTATCGCGGTTCGATGAAATGCTCTCGCCGGTGACCGAGAAGACGATCTCGTCCTGGCGCGAGCGAGACAGGGACATGTACAAGGCCGACGCCGTGGACCCGCGGGACATCCCCGCCAAGGTCGTGGAAAAACGCAAGGCGAAGGTCGCGGCCATGAAGGAAGCAGATGTCGGATCAGGGTAAGCGCAGTCTGCGCGACATCGCAGAAGCGACATACGACGACGTTGTCGAGAACGCCGGTTCGGAAGAGCCAGGCGGCCCCGTCGTCGAGCACGAGGCTCCACCGGAGCCCGTCGAACAGCCATCAGAGCCCGGCGAGCGCCCGCGCGACGAGCGCGGCCGCTGGGTCGCCAAACACCCGGTCGAGGGAGAAGCAGCGGCTTCGAAAGAGCCACCCAGCCCCGCGCCGAGTACCCAGGAGCCAGAACAGCCGCACCCAGCGCCGCAGGAACTTCCTGCGGGCCAAGCAGCGCAGGCGCCGGCAAACTGGAGCGCAGAGGATCGCACCATGTTCGGCAAGCTGCCGAAGGAGGGACAAGACTTCCTCCTTCGGCGGCACTCCGAGATGGAGGGCGATTATCAGAAGCGCGTTCAGGCCAACACGTTCAGCAACCAATTTGTCACTGCGGTCGCGCCGGTCTTTGACGATCCTGACATCGTCAGATCCCTGCGCGCCGAAGGGAAGACCCCGATCGACGCTGTCTACCAGTGGGCGAACTTCAACAAGCGCGCCCTCAGCCAGGATGACAACGTCCGCATCGAGCTTCTGTTCGAGCTCGCCGACCGCATGCAACTTGATCCAGCAGTGGTTTTTGGCCGCGTCAACAACGCCGTTCCGGGCTTCACCCAAGAGGAGCTCGCGAACCCGGCAACCAAGAAATTTGCCGACCACATCGGCTATCTCCAACGGCAGTTGAGGGCCAACCAGGAGTTCATCGAGAGCTTCCGAAAGGGCCAGACTGAGCAAGCGGTCGGAGCGCGGCGCTCCGAGATCGATGCTTTCGCAAACGCCAAGAACCCGGATGGGTCTCCCGCCCACCCGTACTTCGACGCGCTGTTGCCGATCATCATGGAGCACTACCGGGCGTCACCAAACCTGACGATCGAGCAGTGCTACCAGTCGGCTGTCCAACCCCTGATCGAGCCCATGCGGGCCGCGGTAAAGGCAGACGAAGAGAAGCGACAGAACCTCGCGCGTGCCCAGGTGGCGGCGCGGTCCAACGTGCGCGGCATCACCGCGCCGGTGGCCAAGCCGCAAGCACCACCGGGCAAGCAGAGCATGCGAGACGTCCTGGAGGCAGCGGCGGATGAGGTCGGCTTCAGCGGGTAACCCCCGTCGGAGGCCACCGTGGCAGAACCTACTGTCAATCAGCTACTCGCGACCACCATCGCCAACTACCACAAGGAGTTCGCCGACAACGTCTCGAACTCCAACGCGGTCACTGCCATGCTCAAGCAGGGCAACCGCATCCGCATCGTCGACGGCGGCAAGAACATCGCTTGCCCGCTCAGCTACGCCGAAGAGACGTTCGCCTGGTATTCCGGGACTGAACTGCTTTCGCGCGCCGTGAAGGAGACCATCAGCGAGGCCGATTACTCCCCGGCCAACGCCGTGGCCTCCGTCACCCTGTCCGGACCGGACCTGGCCAAAAACCGCGGCCGTGAGCGCGTCTTGAACCTCATGGAGGGCAAGCTCACCAACGCCGAAAACACGATGAGCAACAACATCACGAAGTGCATCTACTCGGATGGCTCGTTGGCCAAGTCGTTCGCTGGCCTGAAGGCGATGGTCACCGACGACGGCACCGGCACCGTCGGCGGCATCGTGTCGGGCACCTGGACCTTCTGGAAGAACCAGTTCCAGGGCGTCGTCAGGGCGACCGGGCTTCAGTACCCAGCCTTGAAGACGGGAATGAACGCCTTGTGGATGAAGTTGGTGCGCGGCACCGAACACCCGGATCTCCTGGTGCTCGATGGCGAGACCTACGGCACCTACGAGTCCGGCCTCCAGGAAAACCAGCGCTACGCCGACGCCAGGCTGGGTGCGTTGGGCTTTGAAACCTTGAAATATAAGCAAGCAGCGGTTGTATTCGACGGCGCTGCTACTGGTATTTCAACGCCGACCGGCGGCGGATACTTCCTCAATACCAAGTATCTCAAGTTGGAAATCTACACCGGCTATAATTTCGAGAAGCTCGACCTTCCCGACCAGTCGCCGGACATGGACGCCGTCACCAACCACATCGGTTTCATGGGCGCTCTCACGCTCGCGAACCGCTCGATGCAGGGAAGGCTGGTGCTGTCCGGCACGTGATCTGCGTCGCTGCCTGAGACGACGCGGATGAGTGCGGAGCGGCCAGGTCTTTCCCTGTCCTTGGCCGCTCCGTTTGACAGGGAAACGGAGCGTTTAAACGATGTCTGACCATGCTGCCCTTGTGACCTTCTACGAAGGCTGGGCCGATACCGGCAAACTGAGCCCCGACGGATTTCCGGCCTTCGCCGACACCGTCATGATCCGCATCGAGCGGCCGCCATTGCTGCTCATCGAGCGGGTGGCGACGCCGCAGGAATTCCGCGACTACCCGGAGGAGTATGCCGCCTTCCAGGCGGTGCAGAAGGCCAAGCGCAACACCGGCGATGACGGTTACCCGCTGGTCTATTGGCCGGCCGCGTCAGCGGCAGAGGTCAAGATGCTCGCAGCGCGAAACATCCAGACGGTCGAGGCGCTGGCGAAGCTCGCCGGTGACCGCGATCTGCCTGGACAGTTGGCGGACCTCGCGCTGCGAGCCGAACGCATGCTCGATATGCAGAAGAACTTCGGCAAGTACGAAGCCCTGCTCAAAGAGCGCGACGGCGAGATCGAGGTGCTGACCGGCCAGGTCAAGGAGCTCCAGATCTCGCTGTCGGCGGCCAACGCCCTCGTCGACACGCTCAAGCTAAGGGCGGCATGACATGGGCCGGCTCCTCACCGTCAAGGAGATCGTCAACCAGGCGGCGCTGGAATGCGGCACGACGCAGACCGGCGTGTCGCTCGTCTTCAACAGCGCCGACCAGGACATCGTCCAGATGGGTGCGCTGCTGTCGGCGGTGGCCGACGAGATCGTGCTTGAGGAGCCCTACAAGTACCAGCTGGGCGACCGCGTCTGGGTCACCGACGCGGGCGGCAATCCGCTGGTCTATCCCAGCCAGGACACCGACATCGTCCTGATCGACCAGCGCTTGATGATCGACGGCTTGAAGTATCGCTTTCTCCAGGCCAAGGGGCTCGAATTCGCAGAGCAGCTGCGCGACTACACCAGCCGCATGAACAAGCTCGCCGGCCGCGGCGCCAAGGTTCTCGACCTCGACAGCGACGAGGATCGCGTCCGGTGAGGATGCTGGCCAGCCATTACGCCGGCAAGGCGCAGCCGCTCACCGCCAAGAAGCTGCACGGCGAGGTGCACACTTTGCTGGCGCCGCTGAAGGGGCTGTCGCTCCAGTCGAAGGCGTCGGAGGGCGATGCGCTCACCGGGCTGGTCATGAAGAACGTCGTCATCCAGAACGACCGCGTCGAGGTGCGCGCCGGCTACGCCCTCAAGGCGACGCGCGGCACCGCGCCGATCTGGCACCTGATCCCCTTCTATGGATCCGCCAGCGGCGCGATCATGGCGGCGTCCAACAACGAGCTCTGGAACGCCGTCAACGGCAACCTGGTCAGGGGCGGCTTCACCTCCAACGACTGGTATTGGTCGGCGTTCGCCAACTTCGCCCAGACCAAGTTCACCGTCATGGTCAACGGCGCCGACGGCGTCTGGTCGTGGGACGGCGGCAGCACGCCGTCGGGAACGGCACGCAACGTCAGTGCCTGCACCGCGGCCAATCCGGCGGTGCTGACGGTCGCCGACGTCACCGGCATCACGGCAGGATCTTCGGTCAGCGTCTACGGTGCCACCGGCAGCTGGAATGTGCTCGACGGCGTCCACACGGTCGGCACCGTCACCACGACAACGGCGCCGGCCGGCACCATCAGCCTGCCCGGCGTCAACACGAC